AACTTGAAATCAAAGAAATTAGAAAATTAGAACTTGAAATCAAAGAAATTAGAAAATTAGAACTTGAAATCAAAGAAATTAGAAAATTAGAACTTGAAATCAAAGAAATTAGAAAATTAGAACTTGAAATCAAAGAAATTAGATTTATATATATTTTAATTTCTTATTAGTTAATTGTTTCAATTTTATACATTGTTCAGAACTCAAATTAAACAAATGTATCATCTTATTCATTGAAAAATATATAATAAAATTGTCTTTTCCGAGTAATGGATATTCAATTTCTTTTCCATTATAATTAACAATTTCCTTTTCTTCCAATATTCTTAATTTATTTCCATAGACACTTCTATTTTCTTCATCTATAAAAATAAGGAGAACATCTAAATTTAATAGTTTACTTTTCTCTTTATATTCAATATAACAAGAATAATTAATACCAGTATCAGGAAAGTATTTTCTTTTTGCTTTACTCTTTATTTCTAATATCATTAAACTTTTCTTTTCATATGAAATTAATCTATCAAAAGAATGAGCGTTGTCTGTTATTGGTGCATAAATAGTATAACCTAAACTGGATAACATTTCATCTATTATACTTTCACCTTCATTTCCTTTTTTAGTTTCAATTCTATCCTGAAAATTCATCTTCTAAATATTTATTGTTTGGTTCAAAACTATCCATTCTAAATATTGAACTTTCATCTGGTGATATATTTGTTGAAACTATTTTAGTTGGAATTTGAATTGGTTTTGATTGTTTTCTATTCCAGAAATAAAATATAATTCCATAAAACAAAAATATAAAAGAAATAGAACTAATAATTAAGAATATTTTCATAAATTAAAAATTTTGTCAACATAAATAGTATTTGGGTCTTGTTCATAATATCTTCCAGTAACAACATGAATTCCAGTTAAGTATATGTCTTTTATATCAAGACAAGAAGTGACAAATGGGTCTAATGTTATTTTATTATCTTTATGTTTTGCAATATATTCCATTGAATTTGGATTATATTTCAAAATTGTTACTTCTCCGACAAATATCTTTTTATTTTTCATCTATAAATCATTAATTTTAATATTTACTTCTTTGGCTATTAATTTTGCTATTTCTTGAACAATATTATTTCTTAATGTTTTGCTTTCAAATAAATGAGAATCTGATAATATTAAATCTTTTACTACTGAATTTAGATTGAATTTTTCATAAGATTGATTTACCATGTTTGTTGCTATTTCTTGACAACTGTCTTTTATCCATTGTTTTATATCATCTTTAGAAATTCCTAATTCATTTATCATGAAATTTTTAAATAAAACGTATTTATCATTCTTTTCCATAAATTTAATTTAATGTTTTATATTTATTTAAAAATATAAACAAATTATTTTTAAGTTTAAAAGAAATGATAAAAGAATTAATAGATTCAATCATAAAACAACAAATAAAACTATATCTAAATGAAACTACAGAAAGAGTTGTTCGTGGTGGAAAGATAATCAAAAAATTAGTTCATAAACCCGGTTACAAAATTGTCGATGGAAAATATGAAAAGATGGATTCAAAAGAAAAACGAAATAGATTAAAAGGTGCTAAGAAAGCAGCTAAAAGACGAAAAGTTCATATGAGTTCAATTATAAAGAAAAGAAATAAAAGTCTTAAAAAACACACTTGGTAGAATTAATCAATATCAATAGTTAGAAAATGAAAGATTGAATAATTAAATAATAGAAATATATTAGCTGAATAAAATGATAATGTTCCTACTAAAAATAAATAAATTATTCCTACCAGAAACATTATCAAATAAATATTTAATTTGGATTTATTCATATTCAGTAAAATCTATAATTAATTCATTATCATTAACTAACCAATTATGAATAATCACTTCTTTTTTAAATGTATAATAACCATCAATTACATTAATAGTTTTAGATTTTTTATGTTTTTCATTTGAAAATATGACATTACTATTTTGAAAACAATCCAATTGTCTAATCATAAATTCATTATCAAAAAATGAATCTGTTTTTCTCTTTATAAATTCTTCTACTTTCATGTTAAAAATATAATAAAAATTAATCTTATTTCTGTTTATTCATTATATGAAGAACATATTCTTTAATAACCGTTTTTCTGATTGTGCTTCTTAATTTCTGTTCTTTTAATTTATCAAAATCAACATTAAGAAAATCGTCAATCTGTTTCATATTCATATTTTCTGCTGCATCTACTACTTCTTTAGAAACATCTTTTTTAGGAGTATTTCCGCTTTTAACTCCTTTGACAGTTTGGAAGAATTTATATTGACTTTTAGATGTTGATGGCATAATTTATTTATTTTCTTCTAATTTATCTTCGTTTTCACCAGGATTTTCAGCTAAGAATTCTACATATTGATAAACTTCAGAAATATTTTCATCTGATAATCCTTCTAATGCAGTACAAATATATTCAGTTTGTTCTTCTCTACTTGATAAATGGTCTTCTGTTAAATATTTTTTAACTGTTTTTTGAATTAAATTGTGAAGTTTTAATTTCTTAGATTCTTCAATTGGAGTTTCTACTGTTTCAACTTCAGATGATTCTTGTTGTTCTTTTAATATTTTTGCAACTCTTGATTTAACAAGTCTTTCTAATTTTAATTGAGTTTCTTTTTTCATGTTATTAATTTTATTTATTATAGTTTTTTAAAATATTTATCAATTTCTTTTTTGGCTTTATCTATATTATCAACTTCTTTTTTAAGTTTGATTTTATCAATTTTAACAATTTTAGATGAAGTTGTTTTATAATTTTTAGTTGGATCATCTAATGATTGTTGTGTATTCATAAATTCTGTATAAAAATCTAATGTTATTTTAAAATTATCATTTACTGATATACTGTAATTATTTAATGAGTTTTTTACAGATATCAATGATAATGTTCTTCCAGTAATTAATTCTTTTGTATATTCAGTTATTAATGGATGTTTAAAATATTGTTGTAAATAATTTTTCAATTCATTTAATATATCATCTTTACTTTTTTCTTCATTTAATTGTTTTACTATTTGATTTTTAATGTAAGATTCTATGATTTGTTTTATATTTATATTAGATTTCATAATTACTTATTAATTATTATATCATTAGTTTCAATTGTCTTTATATCTACTGGTATTCTTATTTGTAATCCAGAAGGAATATCCATACCACCTTTTCCTAAATGATTTGCTCTTGCAATTATACTCCATTTAGTTACATCTCCATAATATTGATGTGCTAATAAATCCAATCTATCTCCTTTTCTACTGATAATATATATATCATTTATATTCTTTGTTATCTCTGAATATATTGTAGTTGATAAATATCTATTATCAGTAGTCTTAGATTTTAATTGTTTGGTATTTTGATATCTATTGTATGACATTATTTATTTAATATTTGATTCATCATATCTACTAAATTCAATTCTACTTCATCATCTTTTTGAATTTGAGGATGAAAATATCTAATGTTTGCGATCTTCAATTTTGCCTCGACATTATCATATAAATTCTGTAATATCATTGGTTTAATAATTTCCAATTCACTAATATCATCTATATAAGTATTAAATGCAGATAAAATTATTGTTTGCTCATATTTCTCTAACATTCCGATATTAGACCACACATTAATTAAAAACTCTTTCATTCCTTCATAATCAAGAGTTGAATAATAAAGGTCATTAATTGATTCTTTTATTAGTTTATCAATTTTATTTTTTAGATTTGTTTTTTCCATTTTAAAATATAATTTAATTTATTATAAATATAAAAATTAATATTTTTATTTTATGGTACTTTTGTCAAATTATCAACCATATTAGAAACTGATCCATAATCAGTAGGAGTTTTCTCTTGTTCTGGAACAGTTGTATTATTATCATCTGCAATATAAACTCCATCGGTAATATTTGAACTACTATTTCCAAAATAAATAGTATTATTACTTGGTATTTTATTTCCAATTACATCACAAGCAATATCAACCTTAAACATCATTGGTAATTCTTTTATTATATCCCAAGTATGTTCTGCTTCAACACTAACAGTAACACTATTTATTTTTACTGGTAATCCTTTTCCTACACTTTCACTAAACCACATTCCTATTTTTAAATCAACAATCTGCCCAGACATTAATCCATTTGTACTTATTGTTGGTGATGCCAACTGAATTAATCTATTTAATTTAGAATATATCCCTGCCATCTCAACTTTAGAATTTGCAGCAACAATAAATGAAAAAGAAATGTCTTGACTAAATCCTTCATAAGAATAAACATCGTCCGGTCTTCCAATATATTTTGTAGTTCCCCAGTTTGCAGTAAACCCTCTATTAACTCCTTCTATTGTACATCTAAATTGAATTCCGCCTATTCTTAATTTAACAAAATCTTGAGCATCATCTGCTCCAAGAATAGTGTTTTTATCATTTCCATCATTATAACCATAAATAACATCATAATTATTTTTCCCTACATCTGGTATTCCTAATCTTTTAAAATAATTCCAATTTGAATTGTAATTTTCCATTGGATTATAATCTAAACTTCTATTAGCAGAAGTAACAGTAACACCAGAATAAGCATCAAAAAATTCATCAACATGTTCATTCTTATATTTAGTACTTTCCCAATTAGTCCATTTCTTTCCTTGAAATGTTGATATACTTTGGTATGTATTATATAATCCTTCTATATCACTTAAAACAACAGAATTACCTCCTGCTCCATTATTACCTGGTTGTAATCCTTTTCCTACTGGTTCTCCACTTATTACTTTAGATGAATTATAATTTTGTTCTGCTAATGTTTGTAATAAACTATTGTCTTTATTATATGGAGTATTATAAGAATATTTACCATAAGCAGTTTCATTTCCTTGCTTATCAGTATATTTTAAATCTGCTTTATTTCCATTTTGATAAGAATAAATATTAGTTGTTCCAACACCATAAATACTATTTGGTCCATTGATACCTGATAATGTTCTTAATTTTCTTTTATTGTAATTATCATTAGTACCTAAGAAATCACCAATAGGAACATTAAATATTTTAACATTAGTAAATTTATTATAAATATCTTTTGCCTTATTTACAAGATTATTTGCTTTACCTAAGAAATTAGAAAGTTGAGGATTATTACTTACAACTTTATTTAATAATGCAGAATTTCCAATAATACTATTCATTACAGTATCCATTTTTAATTCTGAATATAATTGTAATAATCTATTTGTTACTCTATATGTTTCTGAATTGTTTTTTATTTTCATAACATCAGAATAATTTCCATCTCCAACTAATCCATGTCTTTCAATATGTAATCCTATTACATTTGCCATCAATTTAATTGGATTATATATTCTTGTCGGTATTATTAATGGAATAATACTTTCTACTTTTGGATTCATTAATTGTAATCCTGTTTGCTTTATATTCCATAATACTCCTTTTTTACTTGTCATGAAATCTTTTATTCTTTTTGTGTCCGCAAGATTTCTATCTACAAATACTTTTGTTCCTCCTACTTGAAAATCTATTAAATTGCTTGATTTACTCCCACCCCAATACTTTCCTATTGGTCTCATTTCTGGTAGATTTTCTTTTATATAATTATTATACTCAGAATCTACTTTAGATTGATCGATTGGAGTTTGAATAGGAGAAGAATAAGTAATATTATGATTACTTTCTTTGAATATATCTAAGAGTGGTTTAGTTTTAAACATAATTAAATAAATAATAATAAATATAATACATATGTCGTTGGTTCTTTCTTAACATCTTTAATTGTATCAATGTTTTAAGTGATTTTTATTTTACACTTTTTTATTGATTTTAGTTTGTTTTAAATCCCAAAATACTATATATTTTTTATTATAAATATAAAAACTAAAAATAATTAATATGAATGATATTGTTTATGAATATAAAAATAATAAATATCGTATTTTTGCAGAATCAAAAGTTAAAATATCAGGAGTTTGGGTAGAATGTATAATTTATCAAACTTTATATGATAATAAAGACAATTGGATTTGGGTTCGAACTAAAAAAGAGTTTTTTGAATTGTTTAAATCAATAAAATAATTAATATGATTTTAATGACTGGTAATAAAAATAAAATTAGAAGCAAAGTAAGAATAGTTGAAAGAAGTTTTAATGGAAAAACAGAATTTGTGATTCAACAAAGACATTTTCTATTTAGATTTTGGTGGGTAGATGCTTGGATAAATAGTGATAGTGGAGCTGTTTGCCAAGATTCATTTAGTACTTATAAAGAAGCTATGGAAAATTTGTGTTATTTTGATAATAGTAAGGGAACTAATAAAATTGTTTATGAAACATAAAAGAGGTAAAATAATTATATCAAATGAATTCTTATTTGATTGTGATATTCAAGTATTAAAAACATTATATTCTATTTTTTATCCGATAGCAATAGAAGACGATTTTAAATATGGTTTTAATAAGAATAAAATATTATATGGATATTCTGAGTTATTTAATGAAATAGAAGAAGGAATTGAAACACCAGAATATATAGTAACATTTAAAAGCATCTTATCTTCAGATAATAAGCAAATAATAGAAATTGAAAATATATCATTAAAATAATTTATGAAAATAAAAATTAAATATCATAATCAAAATTGCAAAATTGAACAGCATGGTAATTGGTGTGATTTAAAGAGTTCTGAAACAATTACTTTAAAAGGAATTACTAAACATATTTCTTATAATTGTGATTCATCTTCCATCAAAGTAGGTAAATCAGAAAATAAATTTTGTATAAATCAAACAACACCATCAATACCAAAAGAAACTTTTGAATTTGATTCTAAACTTATTTCTCTTGGAGTTTCAATCCAACTTCCTAAATACTTTGAAGCTAATGTTGTACCAAGAAGTTCTTTGTTTTTAAAAAAAGGAATTATTATGGGAAATTCTGTCGGCATAATCGATTATTTATATTCAGGGAATGAGGATATCTGGAGATTTCCTACTCTATCAACAAGAGAAACTAAAATTGAAGAAGGAGAAAGAATATGTCAATTCTCAATTAGACCTTCTATGGATGCTCCTATTTGGACTAAAATAAAATGGCTATTTACTAATAAAATTGAATTTGTTGAGGTAGAATATTTAGATAATAAAAATAGAGGTGGATTTGGTCATAGTGGCGGATATAAGCAATAATTAAAATGAATAATTTTATAATCAAAACTCATCCAATAATAGGTAAATGTGTTTTCACCGATAGAAAATATAAACAAGGAGAATTTATAGTTCTTAATCATGTTATTCCGGTAAAAATAGATTCATGTAAATTTGAATGTGAACTACATAATTATTTAATGGATTGGACTGAAGAATATGATTGCATTTCACTTGGAATAATTAATCTAATAAATCATTCTGTAGAAAATAGAAATTGTACTACTATTAATGATTATGAAAATAAAACTAAGACTTTATTTGCTACCAAAAATATAGATAAAGATGAAGAATTATTATTTGATTATGATTGTGAATTATGGTTTGAACCAATTTAAAAATTTAAATATATGAAAGAAATAATAGATAGTTTTATAAATAGTATTAGCAATTCCTTAGTATCAAATCATCTATTTCATAGTATTGAAGATGATAATATATTCTTTGTTCATAAAGGAATAAGATATTTTCAAATTAAATTTATAAAAGAAGTTTATCAACAAACAAATTTATCACCTTATCCCCTTTATAAAACTTATATTCAATTTATTGGATTAAGTGATAATACTAAAAGCAATTTTATTCATTATGAAGGATTAACTAATACTCAAATTAATGATTTAATTAATTTAATTCAGAAATCGTTATTAAGTTTAAAAGGTTATGAATATGACACTAAATTGATTTATCATTTAAGAATGACAATGGAAGAACTAAATAAATTAACTTTTCAACAAAAAGAATTCTATATTTATTTTTTAGAAGAAGAATTAAGACAAAATAAAAATAATTAAATTTTTTTGTATTTATAATAAAACTATTTTATTATTAATTTAAAAATGTTATATATTAAATTTGCTACTATTATATAACACTTTTAAAAAAAGTATCAAAAGTGTGTAAAAATTATTTTTATTACTATTTATAATAAAAACAAAACAATTTTATAATTTTAAAACTTTTTATTATGAATTATATTTATCCTGGAGTAGATGAAAGTAAATTTTTTAGTGATAATGGATTTATCTTTGCTCTTTATAATGCAATAACTTCCAATGTTATTATTGGATATGCAAACAATAAAAAAGAATTCTATGATTTATATGATACTCCATTAGAAAATAATACTTTTTATGATAAGAAAATCCAAGAAATTTACAATGATAATTTAGATTATTGGATTTATAATCAAGTTTATGAATATACTACTAAATATCCTGATTTAGGTATGAAATTATTATTATATTATGCGTTTCATACAAATTTAGTAGGAGTAACCTTTACATCAGAAAAATTTACAAATAAAAAACCGTTAGTAATGAATACTGATAAAGTTTATGCAGTTGATTATTGGAGTATGAAAGAAATGATAACAAAAGAAACAATATATGTAAAAAGAATATTTACTCAAAAAGAAATGAATAAAATGTCTCATTTATTTTTTTATAAGATAATAGAACTAAATTTTTAAATTATTAAATAATACAAATCTCATTTTTTAATATGTAAGTAAGACAACATTATAATTTTAATGAGATTAATTAGTTTCATATTTTTAATAATATGGAACTATTTTTTTTATATAAATTCAACAAACATAATTGTAAGAAAAAATAATAAAAATTATTCTGTTATATAATATATTTAATACATACTATATATAACAGAATAATTTAAAAAAAGTTTTTATACAAAAATTTGAATTTTTTATATTTATATAAAAATAAATTAATATAAACTAAAAATTAAAATTATGTTGTCTTACACTTTAAATTTAATTCCGTTGGAAAATAAAATTTCCGTTGAAAATTATCCAGAAATAATATATGAGGATAAAAGTAAGAAAGTAGAAATTCATGAGTCTGATATTAGATTAACTATTTTAAATAGAAGTTGGTTCAATATAGAAAATTCATCCTTAACAGAGTTTTTAGAAAACATTATATCTAATAAATTATCATTCTGTCCATCTGTATTTAACACAAAAAATAATCTTATTGGTTATCCTTTAAGTTTTGATTATTATTTTAGATATCAAAATGGATATTCGGTTATAACTGCTAAAGACATTTTGCCTTATGATGCTGAATATCCAAAAGAAAATCATGTTTGGAGAAGTAAAAGTACATTTAAAAGTTGTAGAATACTGATGATTGATATAGATGAAGGATATGATTTATTGGAAGAAATAAAAAACAAAATATCAGAAAGTCCTTTGAAAGATTGTTCATTTATATATAAAACTTTTTCTTATAATGAAGAATTAAAGAAAATAAAAGTCAGAATAGGTTGGGTTTTAGACGAAGAAATAACAGATATAAATGAACTTGAAATGTATCTTTCATTTCTGGTGGATTATTTCAATGGTGATAAATCATGTGTTGACGCTTCTCGTTTTTACTTTCCGGGTAAAGAACTTGTATATGCAAATGACAATATCATTTTTAAAAAAGAATTATTTTTAATAAGTAATACGAAACAAAATGACATATCAAATAAAGAAATATTAATTAAATCTACAAATATACTAAAACAAGTTGATCATACTGATATAATAAATATTTTAAAAAACAAATACTATTATTCAATTCAAGTAAACAAAATTACAAATTTTAATTGGGAAGAAAATATAAAAACAATATCAGATTTTATTGATTTTAGTACAACTCATTTTAAATATAGAAAATTGTTTTATTTTGCGTTAAATTTAAATATTATAAAAAGCGGATTAAAATGGTTAAAAGAAAATATGATTTTAAACAATGAAAAAGGAATAAGTCATTATAATGAAATGGATTTTCAAATTCTAACAAATGTTAGAAAATATGATTATATTCCAATTTCACTTTTATTTTTTGAAAGATGTAAAAATGATAAAACATTTTTTATAAAAGTAATAGAAAAACCAGAAATAAAAATAACAAGAGATGAAGGAATAAGTAATCAAATTAATGCTTTTGATGAAGCATTAAATGCAAAAGATAATAGCATATATGCAATAAAAGGAAATGTTGGTGGTGGTAAAACACACATAATTTCACAAATAAATAAATCAAAAATTATCATTGCAAATTTTACTCATCAACTAACAAACGATTTTCATTTAAGATGTAAAAATCCTGATGACTATACAGTTACTCCTAAAAGACCAAGATTTGAAGACAAGGGATTAAATAAACAAATTGAATATTTAGAAATGGTCGGAAATACATCTAAAATTTCTAATTTATTATCACAATATGCAAAACATAATACTAATGATGATTCTAAATTAATAAAAGAATATAAATTCAATTTAAAATCTTGTTTTGATACTAAATCAAATTTATTAATGACTCAAGCAATGAGTTTTAATTTCTTCAATAATATTTATCATGACACAATTATTTATGACGAAGACCCAACACAATTAATGATAAGTGCGAATTATATGTATGGTTCAGATATTAAGAAAATGTATGAAAATCCAATATTTACTAAACATATAAATTATCTAATAAATGAAATAAAAACAAGTCCATATAAAGAATATTATATGATTAATTTTGATATTGATAATAGTATTGTAGAAGATGAAGTAAATACAAATAAAATTTATAATTCCAATATAATTCGTTTCTTTCAAACAAATGTTATTCATTTTAATATATTAGAAGAAGACAAACATAAAAACATTAAAGATTTATTATTTGAACATGGACTTCAATATACTTACTATTTTAAATTTCCAGGTAATAAGAAAATAGTAATTGCTTCTGCTACAATACAAGAAGACAAATTAAAAATATTATATGGTGATAGAGTTAAATTTTCATATATTGACAATATAAAAACAATTGGTAATAACATTCAAGATACAAGATATTCATTTACTGAACATTGTTTATTAACTAATCCTAAATCAATGCAATATTTAAATACTGTTTGTAATATGGCTTTGCCAACAATAACTTCTTTATCTTTAAAAAGTTTATTTCCAAATTCAGTTAAAGATATGCACTTCGGAAATATTCTTGGATATGATACATTAAGAGGTAAAAAAATGAATATAATTGGAACTCCATCTAAACCATCTTGGTATTACATTATAATACTCTTAACATTAAATCCTAATATTTATATATCAAATTTTAATTTTAGTAAAAGAATAATTAAATATAATGGATTTGAATTCCAATTTGTTACATTTGAAGACCCAACATTACAACAATTTCATTTAAATGACATTAATTCAGAATTGATACAAGCTGTTGGAAGAGCAAGATTAATTTGGGAAGATGTAACTGTTTTTACTTATGCTTCTTTACCATTAAAAGATGCAGAATTTGTTTATCAAGCTAAAAATTGTTTATACAATTAAAATTAATTATATTTTAAATAAAACTGTATGATATGCAATTAAGAGAATTAAAAAAATGGTTAAATGATACACCGGAAGAATATTTGGATTTTGTTGTTGGAGTAGGAAATTATAAAAAAGAAATCGATGGACATTCTATGGGAGATGTCAGACCATTAGAACATTTGATGATAGTACCAGAAGACAAGACTGCGTTTTTAGTAGGAGATGAAGAACGATTTAAAACACAATTTATTGCTATGGCAAGAAAAATGAATAAAGAACATAATAATTAATTTTAAATAAACTCACTATGTTACAAATAAGACAATTAAAAGAATTTATAAACTCTATTCCATCTGAATATTTAGATTTTTATCTTGGAATGGGAGATAATGAAAGTTCACTTATAAATGGAAAATATCTTAATAATATTTTACCAGTAGAACATTTTAAATTGGTTCCGGAAGATATGACTTTATTTATTTTAAGTGATAAAAAGAAACTAATGGAAGAAGCATTGAAGATGAATTCTAAAATGAATTAAATAAAAAAGAAAAAGTCAATAATTAATTATTGACTTTTATTTATAATACATATAATGATATTTATCTTGTAATGGTATGTTTAATTGTACTTGTACTATTTTTTAATGAATTTGCAACATAACGTTTCCAATTAGGATTTCCAGTCATTTTATCAATAACAGCATCGGAAAAAGTTCTAAAATCTGTTTTTGATATTAATTTTGTTGCGATAATACTTTAATGTTGTTTGAATTTAATTTATCTAAATAATCCAAATATTTTTGATATGGTTTTGCATTAAATTTTATAATATTTGATTCTACTAAAATTGTTATTTTGTCCATTTTTATTAATGGAAAATCCATAACTATAAATTCATAATTATTTTGAGATGAGTATATTCGTGCTGCTTCAAATTTTAATAAATTAATTTTCATTTTTTGAAGGTTTTTTGGTTTTAATTCTACAATTTTATTTTCATCTATTAATAGAAAATCCGGAGCATAAGTTTTAATATTATTATTTTCATCTTTATATTTAATTCTAATACATTCTGCAGATTTAAAATTTATATTATTTTCTTCTAAATAAATAATATAACTTAATTCTAATAATGACCTAAAATAATAATTTTTATATCTTCCACTCCAACCAGCACCACATTTATGATTTGGTGTTTTACCAAAAGAACCATTTCTTTCTCCTGAAGCAACATTTTTATTTTGATTTAAATGATATTTTATTTTACATTCCTCAATTGTTAATCCAGATTTCATCCATTTATTAAAACACAATTCTTGATTTGTTTTGCCAAATGAACCATTTAAAACTCCTGGTCTTGCACTATTTTCTTTGAATTTTTCATAATATTTTTCCCAGTCTTCACCATGTTTGTTTTGTAATCTGGTTATCATATCAACACCAAACATTGCATTGTTTTCTCCACTATTCTTTTCGCTATTTATTTTAATATGCTCATTATATCTTTTTGTTCCTTCTTCAATTCCATACCTTAAAATTTGAATATCTAATCCACTCGAACTAATTTTTGTTTTTTCTATTCTTTCTATTAATTCGTTTAAAGAATTAAATTTAATTTTATATTTATAAAAATTACAAACTGTTTTATAACAATGTTGTGTTTGATATTTTTTATCTGTAAGTAATTCTTTTAACAACAAAACATAATCATTATCTTCCTTGCAATATTTATACGCTTCTTCTATTCTCATAATTTAACTTTTTATATTTATTTAAATAATATCAACCTCTCGGTCATCTATTATAAATATAAAAAGTTAAAATTTTTTATTATCTAACAAATGAATGTTTTTGTGTACTTGATATATCTTTTAGTGTTATATAAATATATTTTTTCCAAGACGGATTGTTAGTCATTCTTACTGCCACACTTTCTGCAAATGTTCTAAAATCCATTTTTGTTATTAATTTTGATTTACTAATTTCGTTTTTAAAAAATTCCCAAACTTCCATTTTTTGTTCCGGTGTTGCACCTGGTATTTCAAGATAATCCATAACAGATAATATTCTTTCTAATATTTGATTAAAATCCAATTCAATTTCAATTTTTAATGATCTTGAAATCGATGCTCCTGGCAAAGAATTCAAATATAAATTACTTAAAAATATAATTTTACCTTTAAATACAAATCTATTAGGAAATATAGATTCTGGTAATTCGGGGTTTTTTGCATTTGTTATCATTTTTTGAAAAGAAGGCCTTAACACATTTCCTTCTTCTGATTGAATTTTGTAAATATCTGTTATCAGAAATAATTATTTTTTTCTTATGTAATTTTTCTAATCTGTCTTCAATTTCTTCTGATGATAATGAATCAAATTGTCTATAAAATAAATATAATGCTGGATCTACAGTTGTATTTGATGTAAATGATACTTCTCCTTCTGTAGAATCTAACGCACCTTTTAAAATATTAGTCATTTCTTTATTTGTAAAAATAACATCTAAATCATCTAATACAAGTATTCTGTCTTCTTTATTGTTTTTATATAACATTTTATATAATAACTGAACAGATATTATTGAACCTTTTATATGTTTATAATCAGTACCTTTTAATGATTTTAAAACACTAAATGTTCCCAATTCCAGCTCCACCACATATTATCAATGACTTCTTACCACCTAAACCTGTTTTAATGATATTTATATAACTATCCATTTGGTCAAATATTTCAGTTGGTGATAAATCGGCAAATAATTCATTCGTTCCTATAGGCATTTCAATATTCAATTTTTCCTTTGGAGCAATTTCTGGAACAACTATTAATTCTTCTGATTGATTTGTTGATTGTGTTTTATTTGAAGATACATCTAAATCTGCAAATTCTCCACCTGGTTTTGCTGGACCTCTTGCTGGAATAAATTGAGTTCCTTCCACACTACCAACACCTCTAATTTTTAATTTATTTTTGCCTTCTAATAATTGTACAGATGCTTCAATTATTTGTCTTAATGTAAAAGATTCAACATTTAAAACTGAATGTGGTGCTACTCTTGGACTTTTCCAAATACTTATACTAAACAAATGATTTTTAGTGTTGTTTGATTTCCAATTTAATCTAATAGATTGGTCTTTATTGTTAGTAAATTTTAGTGTGTATATTTTTTGCCCACCAGAAATATATGGAATTAATTCGTCATGATTATATGCTTTGATTCCATTTTTCTTTAATTGCTGTTTAAAGATAGTAACAAATCTTAAATTGTCTTCTTCTTTAAACTCAAATTCATTTAATTGCTTCTTAACAGTCTTTTTGATGATTGATTCTAAAAGTTGTTTATTCATATGATTTAATATTAAAATTTATAAATATAAATATAAATAAAAATAAATTTTAACAAAAAAGTCAATAAAATTAATTATTGACTTTTTAAAGTTTTTAATATTAACTAATATTCCATATCAACAGTGCAATCATTATAATCATCCACATAATCATCTTCATCATCCCAAGTATTATCATCGTCTGTTTCTTGAAATTCAATAAAATCACCAAAATTGTCTAACATAACTTGTTTGAGATGTTCATAATCTCTACTCTTCATATCATTAATAATTCCATCAATCTTTTCTTTGGGGAATTCCATTTGTTTTGCAAAGTTTGTGCAAATTGCCATTAAACAATAAGCATTTCCATCTGGTCCTGATAAATCTATAATTCTTTTCATTTTTATATATTGTTTTAAATTGTTTTATTTTTCTTAATATTATTAATATGTTCTTTATCTTGAGCAGTTCCAGCAAAATTTAATAAATCGTACCAGTCCATTTTGTCATCATCGGTAATTATATCTCTATCATAAACATAAGCAATATTTATAGTAAAATTAAATAATCTTATATTCATTTGAGAGGTTTTATCTAAGTCATTATAAAAATAATCGAATCCATTAACATTAATTGGAAATTCATTTTTATAAAAAGAAATAATTGTACTTAATCTTTGTTTACCATCTATAATTTGATAAATTCTTTTATCTTTTAAATATAATACTGATAATTTTGGGATTTTTATTTCTTTTAATAATGATAAAATTAATTCTTGTTTTTGTAGTAAATCCCAACAAAATTCTCTTTGAAGATTGTGATTATAAGTTGGCAAATAAACATCATAATCAATTTTAATATCGAAGTCTTCTTTAGATAATTCTTGGATATAATCTAAACAACTTTCAATGACATTGAATTTTAATTTCTTTACTATTGAGTTTATATTAAATTGTGGTTTCATTTCTTTAAGTTTTAAATTGTTTTACTTATTTAACTCTACAAATATACAATTAATATTTAAGACTACAAAATAAATTCATATAAAAATTAATTAATTTTAAAACTTTAACACTTTTTAACAATTAATCATTTTAAATAATCATCATTTTATTTATATTTTTAAAAATAAAAGAGATATAATGAAATCTAAATTAATACATATAACCGAAACAATATTAAATGAAAAAGGAAATGAAACAAGTAAACAAAATCATTCCTATCATTGTCCATTTTGCAATCATGTAAAAAGAAAATTAGAAATTTGCTATAATGATACTAATTTTGGAACTTGGCATTGTTGGGTATGTAATTTAGGAGGATTTTCAATTCATTCATTATTAAAAAAAATAAAAGTTCAAGATTCAATATTATCAGAAACATATCAATTAGAATCAGAATTAAACAAAACATTAAAGAGAACATATAGAGTAGAACAAGAACAAAAAGATGATATAAAGAAATTAGAATTACCAAAAGAATTTATTTCTCTTTCTAATTTAAAAACAATAACAAATGAAACTGAACAAGTATTAGAATATCTAAGTAAAAGAAATATAAGGGGAATAGATATAATCAGATATAATATTGGTTATTGTATTGATGGAGATTTTAAAGATAGAATAATTATTCCAAATTATAATGATAAGAATGAATTAAATTATTTTGTTGGAAGATATTATAAAGACAATAAATGTATTATTAAATATCACACTCCAGATGTAAATAAAAGTGATGTTATTGGATATGAAAATTTATTAAATTTCAATTTAGATTTATTTCTTTTAGAAGGAAGTTTTGATGCAATTACTTTTAAATTTAATGCTTGTCCTCTTTATGGTAAAACATTGAGTAAGAGATTAATGATGAAATTAATTAAAACGAGTCCACCAAATCTTTACATGATTCTTGATGCAGATGCAATAAAACAAAGTTTAGAATTAATAAGAAAATTATTAAAACAAATCACATCTAATATTTATATTGTTATGTTAGATAATGAAGATCCAAATGAATTGGGAATTGAAAGATTACAATATAAAGTATTTAATGAAGGAATAAGAATTAAAGATGGAATGGATATTGCTAAGTTGAAGATGAAATTAAATTTATAAAATATTTATTTTTTATATTTATAAATAAAACTAACAATTAAATAATAAATAAAATGAAACAAACATTAATAGAACAAATAGATAATTTAATTCTCAGAGAATTAAATTACTCAAAAAAACAATTAAATGAAATCATATCTAAAGAAGATATATTATCTATAAATAACAATATTAAATTATTAAAAGATTTAAATAGTTATGAAGAGAAAGATGAATTTAATATATATTTTTCAATTTCAACTCCAAAAGATTTTAATTTAGAAAAAGAATTAACAACTAAATACAAATTAAAATTTAAAAAAGCTATTACTGATAAAATTGCTTTTAAAGATGATTATTATATATTATTAAACAAGCCATCAATTTTTCCAAATAATAAAGTATATTATGTTAGAATATCAAATGTAAGTTTTAAAACATTGGTTCTAAAATATCAATAATAAATAAGAAACTCCAAAACTAAATTAATAGAATTGGAGTTTTTAATATTTTAATTCTTAGTTGTTAAAAATAATTGTCTAAAAATATTTAATTGAGTTTGAACATCGTAACCGTTTTTAACTCCGATTTCAATTTGGTCATTCATTATTTGTTTAGAACTATTAGATTCAGATAAAATCATGTCTATTGTTTCCTCGTACATGTTATCAGTCATCCAATCTTCATAAAACAATTCTTTTAAAATCGAATCTATTTCTTTTTGATATTTCATACTTTACTTTTTATTTTGTTTTATAATTAAATCTATTTTCTTTTTATTTTCAATTGTTTCGTATTCTACAATCTTGTTTCCGACAAATTCAATCATAGAATTAAATATTTCTTGATTTTCTACTGAATATGAATCTATATAAAGATTATGTTTGTATTCTTTATAATTAATATTTAAAACTAATTTATCATCTGAATAAATAGGTTGAGTTAGATTTCTAATAACTGGAGAAGATATTATTTTAAATTCTTTAATCACTTCTTCTTTTAATTCTTTTTCATAATTAATTGTTTCTAAATAATCATAAAAAGATTCAAATATGGCATCAATACTATTGCCTTCTGTTGGAATAAATATTTCTATAAACATATTATTTATAATATTAAATTGTTTTATATTCTCTTGTTAATGTTATTTCGTTTAATTCTATTAATGTATTGTCTTTTCTTGCTTCTACAAAATCATTAATATTAGCACTCATAATATTATCACAATCTTCTTCAGTAAAAAAATCATCTGAAATATTATGATTAATCTCAAATCCTTTTTCTTTTAAAAATTGTTTTAATAAATAAGTAATTCGTGATTTTCCTCTTCCTGTTCTACCACAAATATTAATTATTATTTTTTCTTTTTCCATTTTATTCATAACTTATATATTTAAAGTTTTAATTGTTAATATTGGTTTAGTTTCTGTTACTTTATAGATGTGATGTTGATAATTAAATATTTCAGAAATATCTTTATATGCAAAATCAAACTCACTTATTAAAGAATTATCAAACTTACCATTATTTAAAAGTTCTTTAAAATTGTCATAATAATATTTCTTATCTTTTTGTTTTAAAGAATTAAAATATTCTATTGAATCATATCTACTTCTAATTCTACCTGCTCCATGAGCACAACTATTTAAAGCATATTCATATTTTAATTTTACTATCATTGTTCCTCTTGTCATAGAAATTGGAATAGCAATTTGTTGATTTAAATTTATTCCTGTTGCACCTTTTCTATGAATTATTTTGTCATCTTTAAATTCAATATAATTATGAAATGAATCTTGTATTTCAATATCAACTCCATGGATATAAAATTTTGTTGCTTTATAATCGGATTTATTATTGGATGTTAAATAATTATTTAATATTGGATTAACAGATTTTATATATTTTGCTCTTTGAAAGAATTCCATAGTTTTAATAATGAAATTAAATCTTCTATTGTAAGCAAAATCTAAAACTGATTGATATTCTTTTTTATATTCTTCTGTTATTATTTCAATTGGTAAATATTCTACTTTTTTATTAATATCAAAAGAATATTGATTTACCATTGCTAACGATTTATTATAGAAATAAATCCCAAGATTTCTACTACCAGTATGACAAAGGATATAAATATTTTCATCATCTTCTTCAATAGATAAAAAATGATTACCTCCACCTAATCCGTCATCTGTCATTTTTAAATGAGATTGATATAAAGATTTAAATGAAAGTTTATCAATTGGGTTTAATAAATCTTTCTTACTTATTTTACCAAACATTACTCCACATCCAATATCTTTTCCTGATATTAAAGGGTAAATAACATTTGTAGTATCAAAACAAACACCAACTGGAATTGATTGTTCTGAACTAAAGTGAACGTCTGGAAATACAAATATATTATTAATGTTATCTTCTAATACCAATTTATCAATAATATTAATTGCATTTTGTTCTACTTCCTTTTTATTGCATAAATATTCTATCATTTTATTAATTCTTTAACTTTATTACTACTATTATCTAAATCAATTAAATTAACTGTATTGTTATGTTTTAAACTAAAGATAGAATGAGATATACATATAATTTGAAATCTTTCTGCTAATTTTGGTAATAATTCAAAATGATACCAATATTGATTTTCATAATCTAATTGACTATCCATTTCGTCTAATAAAATAGTTGGTTTACCATCGAATGAAAATTGGTCAAAATATTTTTTCCATTTATAATCATCATTCATATCTTTTAAATTTGGTATTTCTTCATCTAACAAATTTAATAAATATTTATTTAATTCTAAAATAATTTGACCAGAACTATATGATTTTTGTAATAACTTCATAAATGAAAAATTGTGTTTTAATCCAGCAAAAGTACCTGTACTCATCTCATATCCAGCCATCAAATGTTTATCCGTAAATTGTGAATGATCCATAAGAAAACAAGATACTCCATCCCAATCTATTTTTAATTTAGAAAAACGATTAAATTGATATGTATTATTTATATTGTCAAACCAATCTTTTGTGGTATCATATTTATATGATTCATCACAATGAAAAGTAAAATAAATATCATTTTGACTCCATCCTCCGTCATTATCAACAAAAACATAATCCGAAATACAATTTAATAAAGTACTTTTGCCAATTCCATTTTTACCCCAGATAATATTAATAGAATCATTAAAATCTATTTGAGTTATATTTGGAAATAATTTTTTTAAAACACCGTCTATTATTTTTATATTTTTTATCATTTTTAATAATTTATTTTGTCTTCATTATAAAACAATTCAGAAAGATAATTAAACATTAATTTATATGTAGAATCATACAATTTGGATTGAAATTTAAAATTTTCTTTTTCATACATCTTTAATAATTTATCATTATTACTTTCAATTGAATGCCTTACATTTGCAATTCTATCACATAATTTAACAAAAGTAGCAAATTCAGTATTATCAATACCAGTATAATATTCATCATTAAATCTTTCTTTTCTTGTTCCTTTTTTAGTTGTTACTGATAAAACAATATCTGCAACTTCTTTATTCGTTACTTGTTTTAATTGTTCATAAGTTAAATCTGTATCTTCTAATAAATCGTGACACCAACAAGAAGATAAAACATTGTCAATTTTATTTTCTGGAATTAAATGTAGAAATTTATTAGCAATTCTAACAGTATATTCTAAATGGAAAGAATACGGTTTATCGCCATACATTTGATTTTTTTCTTTATGTTTGGAAATAACAAATTCTCTAATTTTATCTAAATTCATTTCTTTATGTTTTAAATTATAATACAAATATAATATTAATAAAATTAATAAACAAATATTTTAACATTTTTTATTTAAAATTTCAATAACTTTATCAGAACAAATCTTAGTTAATCCATAACCAATATCTATACAATCTGGATGAGTAATATTATTTGAAGTTTGAACAAAATAAGGAAGTTGTGATTCTAATATATCCGAATCATCATCAATAATACAATAAGAATCTATTTTTGAATGATTATCTAACCAATATTGAATTTCTTGTCCTCTCGAAATATCATCATAAAATTTAAATTCTTCTTTTGAATTATTAACCACAATTGAACAATCCGGAGTTATATCGATTATTTCTCCTGGTAAATTCCTTTTATTCCACATTTCTTTTATTACTTCTAAACCACTCATTCTCCAAGAAGAACTGATCACTATTTTAGCATTTGTCTTTTCGATTATATATTTTAAATTGTCTTCAAAATGAGAATGAAAAAGAGAACCGAATTCATCATGTCCTTGTGAAACAACATTTAAAACACCATCTATATCTAAAAAAATAATTTTCATTTTTTATATTTATAATTAAAAAAAGAATATGAATAATACTCAATATAATTCCATACATACATTAAAAAGTAGAATAGATGAACTAACTACTGAATTAACATTTATAAATAGACCAGAAACATTAAGATATACTTTTACTGAATGTTCATATAGAACATTTAATTATAATGATTATTCTACCGAAATGGTGGCATTATTAAATTATCTACTAAATCAAGAATTATCCACATTACAAACACAATTTAATAATATTATTGTAAGTGGTAGTTTGTAGAGTTTCTTTCTTTTTTAATTAATTTAATCAATTTTGAGCAAAGTCTTTTCTTTTTATCAAACTCTTTCAAAGATTCATTAAATTTTTCTTTTGAGTCATTTAAGAATTTATCTTGTTCCTCTTTGGTTTTCATTTTATTTATAGTTTTAATTAATTTTTAACTCTACAAATATAAAACAAATAAAATTAAAAACAAAACATTTTTATATTTATTTTAAAATAATTTATAATCGTTATAAAATGAATCCACAATTAACTAATCAACAATTAGTACAATTAAAAATAAAAGAGGAGATTAAGAAGTGTGCTTCTGACCCTGTTTATTTTATGAAAAAATATTGCTATATTCAGCATCCACAAAGAGGTAAAATACTATTCAAATTATATCCATTTCAAGAAGATACACTTAGACAATTAATTGATAATAGATTTAATATAATTTTAAAATCAAGACAATTAGGAATATCAACTTTATCTGCTGGTATATCACTTTGGTATTGCATGTATAAAACTGATTTTAATATTCTTATTATTGCAACAAAAGCAGAAGTTGCAAAAAACATGGTTACAAAAGTGAAAGAAATGTATGATTTACTTCCGGATTGGTTTAAAAACGATTCTCTTGGAACCACAACTGTAGAATATAATAAAATGAGTGTCAGATTTAAAAATGGTTCTCAAATATTGGCTGCTGCATGTACCGCAGATGCCGGGAGAAGTTTATCAATTTCTCTGTGCGTGATTGACGAAGCGGCATTTATACAAACAAATTTAATAGAAGATTTATGGTCAGCAGTATTCCCTACCCTTTCAACAGGAGGACGTGCAATAATTTTATCAACTCCCGCTGGTATTGGTGGTTGGTATCATCGACAATGGATTAAAGCAGAAGAAAAAGAAACATCTTTTAATACTATAAAATTACATTGGACAGTTCATCCTGAAAGAGATCAAATGTGGAGAGATGAACAAACTAAAATATTAGGAGATTCACTAAGTAAGCAAGAATGTGATTGTCTGAATTATAATACGAATGTAAAAATTATTGATTATTTTACTAAAGAAATAAAACAAATAAAAATAGGAGAATTATATAATTCGTTATCATCTACAAATGAAATAAAAACAAATAATAGATATCAAATATTAACACCAAATAAATATCAATTATTTTCAGGAATTAGAAAAGTAAATAAAGACGAATATTATAATATTACATTATCAAATAATAAAATAATAATTTGTTCATTAGAACATCCTTTTATTATAAATAAACAAATAATAAAAGCAAATGAATTAAAGATAAATGACAATTTGGATAATATTTCTAATAATATTATTTCGGTTATAGACATTAAATATAAAAAAGAGTCAATCGAATTATATGATATAGTAAATGTTGATAATGGAAATTTATTTATAATTGAAAATGACATTATAACTCATAATTGTGACTTCCTTTCTTCTGGTACAAATGTTATATCAATGGAAATATTAAAACATTATGAAGAAAACATTTGTAAAGAACCAGTAGAATTAAGAGGAATGAAAAAACAATTGTCAATTTGGAAATATCCAGATTTCTCTAAAAAATATATGGTTGTGTCAGATGTTAGTAGAGGAGATGGAACTGATTATTCTACTTTTCATGTTATAGAAATTGAAAATTTAGAACAAGTTGCAGAATTTAGAGATAAAGTAGGGACAACTGAATTGGCTTCTATTTTAGTAAGTATTTCAACAGAATATAATAATGCTCTTCTTGTAATAGAAAATACAGGATTAGGATGGGCAGCAGTTCAACAAGTAATAAATCTTAATTATAACAATCTTTATTATTCTTACAGAGATAGAATGGCAATTGATCCAGATTCATATACTAAAAAGAATTATGATTTAAAAGCAAATGAAGATAAAGTACCAGGATTTACAAATTCAACTAAAACAAGACCATTATTAGTGGATAGTTTAATCAGACATTTTGAAGACAAATCTCCTATTATTTATAGTAAAAGATTAATAAATGAATTAACTACTTTTGTATGGTATAATAATAAAGCACAAGCACAATCAGGATATAATGATGACTTAGTAATGGCATATTCTATAATGTTATGGGTAAGAGAAACAGTTGTAAAATTAAGAGAATATGGAATTGATTTATCTAAAAATACTCTTGTTAATATTCATAATGCCGGAGCAGAAACAATTCATATGAGTAGATATAAAGCACATAATCCATTTAAGATGAAAACTCCAAAAGGAGGAGAAGAGAATTTGGATTGGTTGCTGAATAAATAAAATAAGAAAACTCTACTAAGATATTTAAAAATTAGTAGAGTTTTTAATTTATAATTGTCTATGCAATTTTTTAATTTCTTGTTTTAATAATTTTAATTCACTTGCCACTTTCATTCTGGTATTTTTGTTGATTTCTTTATTTCTAATATAGTTCGGACTTCCTATTGAAGATTCTTCACATCCACATTCCAAAACATAATAATCAAAAATTCGTTTGCTTTCTTCTGTTTCTACATGATTCATTTCATATTCTAATCGTTTAGTTTCCCATACTTTTTCGATTATCATTTTATTTATGTTTTGTATTTGAGTTGTTATATTTTTGTTTTTCATTTTATTTATGTTTTAAATTGTTTATACTTATTTAACTCTACAAATATAATACTCTTTTTTGACACTACAAAATAAAATCACATAAAAATTAATTAATTTTAAAACTTTAACATATTTTAACAGGTCGAATTAAAAATATCAATAAAAAAGTGTAAAAGTGATTTCGTTTAAAATACAACATATCAAAGAGATGTTAAGAAAAAACCAACGACATATGTATATAATTTTTTATATTTTTATTTTTTTTTACAAATTCACTTTATAATTCATTCTTTTTTATTTATATTTTAATATGTTTAATTTTAATAATTTATAAATGATTATATTCAATCAATTCAAGGACATTAAATTTAAGAAAATCTATCATGTTGCAGATATTCATATTCGTTTAATCAAAAGACACAATGAATATAAACAAGTATTTAAAGAGTTATATCAAGAAATATTAAAAGATAAAGAAGATACTATTATTTATGTAGGTGGAGATTTAGCTCATGCTAAGACAGAAATATCTCCGGAATTAATACAAATGATATCAGATTTTCTTATTAGTCTTTCAGATATTTGTCCTACTATTCTTATAATGGGAAATCATGATATTAATCTAAACAATCCGAATAGATTAGATACATTAACACCAATCATTAAATTAATAAATCATCCGAATTTATTTTATTTAAAAGATACAGATATTTATAGATTTGGAAACATTGATTTCTTTACTTATTCTCTTTTAGATGTAAATCCATTTGAAATGTTAAAATCTGAAGATAGTAATAATGAATATAAAATTGGATTATATCATGGAACTATAAATGGAAGTACAATAGACAGTAATTTTGTAATGAAAAATGAATCGGTTAAGAATGAATTGTTTGATAATTTAGATATGGTTATGTTAGGAGATATTCATAAACTTCAAACATTACAGAATTATGAAATAAAAGATAATAAAAAGTATCCTACAATATCATTTTCATCTTCTTTGATTCAACAAGATTATGGTGAAAAATATGGAAATCATGGAATGTTAAAATGGAATTTAGAAAAAAGAAATCATGAATTTATTTCAATTGAAAATGATTTTGGATATCATATAATTAAAGTAGAAGAAGGAAAGATTGTAGAATTACCAATAGAATTTTCTAAAAAACCAAGAGTAAGAGTTGATATATCAAATACTAAATTAAGTCAAATAAAAGAAATAGAAATTGAAATAAAGGAGAAATATAATATTTCTGATTTTACTATTAATACAACTAATATTCAAAATGATTTAAATGAAAATAATATTAATCTTGTAGATTTAAGTAATATTAAGACTGCTGACTATCAATGTAAATTAATATTTGAATATTTAGATAAGAATCATATTGATTATACAGAAGATATTAAAAATGAAATAATTGAAATAAATAAATTCTTTAATTATAAGATAAGTGAGAATTTAGAAGTATTAAATTCAGATAATATAACTATTAAAGAATTATGGTTTAGTAATTTCTTTTCTTATGGAGAAAACAATTATGTTAATTTTGAAGGAATGAATAATCTTGTTGGATTATTTGCTAATAATGCAATGGGTAAAAGTAGTTTTATTCAAATACTTTTATTTATTCTTTTTGACAGAACAACTAAGAACAGTAAAACAATATCAATATTAAATGTTGATAAAAATTATTTTCATAGTAAATTAAAATTTAAAATTAGAGACATAGATTATTATATTGAAAAATTAGGAGAAAAGAAAAAAGATGAATCTGTAAGTGTTAAAATTGATTTTTATTATTATAAGAATAATATTGAATCAGATGAAAATAAAGTTCTATTAAATGGAAAAGCAAGAGCAGATACAAATAAGATAATTGGTACTTATGTTGGTAATTTAGAAAATTCATTAATGACTATTTTTTCTCTTCAAAAAGATAATGATGGTTTAATAGGTAAAAAACAAACTGATAGAAAATTACTTTTATATAAATTCTTAGGTATTGACATATTTGAGAAATTATATAATATGGCTAAGGATGAAAGTAAATCTGAAAGAGATTATCTTAAAAACTTTAAAAAGAACAGTAATGCTGAATCTCATATTAATCTTAAAAATGTTATTTCTAAAAAAACAATTGAATTAAATGAATTAGAATATAAACAAACATCATATAAAGAATCAATCATTAAATTAGAAAATGAAATTAAAGAATATCAAACTCATATAATTTACATTGATAAGATTTTAAATTTAGAAGAATTAACATCAAATAAAAATAACATCGAAATTGATATTAATACAAGTAAATCATTATTAGACAAATTAAATTGTGAATTAGAACAAGTAATACAAAATGTTAATAATATTAATTTAGAAATTAAATCTTATAATGAATTTGAATTACAATCTGATATTGACAAATTTAAAATAAATGAAAAAGAAATTAATAGATTAAATACATCAATAAAAGGATTAGAAGTTAGTATAGAAAACTATAAAAATAATATTACTAATAATAATATTCAGTTAAAAGAAGTAGAAACCCAATTATTAGAATTAAATGATTCTATGTCATTATTAGAAAAGGAATTAATTAAATATAATGAAAAGGAATTATTAGAAAATATTAATTTGTTTAAGATTAATGAAAAATCTATAAATGAATTAAATACTGATATTAGTGTTTTAAATTTAACTATTAAAAATTTACAATCAAGTATAAATCAAAATTCATTACAATTAACTGAATTAAATAAATTATTTGAATCTACTTCTATTAAAATAAAAGAAATAGAATTGGAAATAAGTAAGTATAATGAATCTGAATTATTATTAAATATTGAATTATTAAAAACTAATGAAAGAAAATTATTTGAATTAAATTCTTCTATTAAAGAATTAAAATTAATAATTCAAAATAAAGAAGACAAATTAATAAAATTGACAGATTTAAAATACGATGAAGAATGTGAGTTTTGTATGAATAATATATTTGTTAAAGATGCAATTGAAACAAAAGAAACAATAGAAATTGACAAAACAAATCTAATAAATATCCAATCAGAAAAAACATTATTAGAAACAAATAATATTAAATTAACACAAAGTAATCAAGAATATAAGTTATTAGTAGAATTACAAGATGATAAAAAATTATTAGATACACAATACAATAATATTAATTCTCAGATAGAACAAATAACAAAATTAATATCAAATTTTAATTTAGAATTAAATATTAATAATGATAAATTACAATTAAAAGAATTGGATAAAAGCAACTTAATTTCAATAAATAATAAATTAGAATCAAGTAATAATGAATATCAATTATATTTAAATTTATCAAATAAAAAACAAATAACAATATCTGAAAGAAATCAATTACAAACAAGATTAAATTTATATGAATCAGATATATCGTCAAATGAAAATAATTTAAAATTGAGTAATTTATCCTTATTAACTGAAAATAATGATAAAGTAAGAATTGAAACTGAAAATTTATTATTAGATAACAGTATTATAAAATTCAATAAATTACAGGAATTAAAACTTACAAAGAATAATTATAAAGTAGAATATCAAAATTTAGAATTAAAAATAGAAAATCATAATAACAATATTACAAATAAAAATTCTATTTTATCAGAATGTCTTTCTAAAATTACGACTTATTATGGACAACAAATATCAATAGAAAATAATAAAAAATATCAATTATTAATATTGGAACAAGCAACAAAATTAAATACAAATAAAAATGAATATGATGCAATATCAGAAAAATATCAAGAAGATTATTCAGAAGTAAGAGTATTAGAAAGTAAATTAGATGAATTAAATGAACAATTGGAGCAAATAAAGAAGCATGAGCAAACATTAGAATCATATGAAAAATATATGGAAGCAATTAATAAAGATGGGATACCATATATGTTAATGCAACAAATACTTCCAATATTAGAATTAGAAATAAATAACATATTAAAACAAATTGCAGATTTTTATTTAGAATTTAAATTTAACGATTCTGATATTGATATTAATATTATTTATCCTCATAGATTTAAAAATACATCTTGGGACATTTCATTAACAAGTGGAATGGAATCATTTATAAGTAGTATTGCAACAAGAGTGGCATTAGATAAAAATTCAGTACAACCAAAATATAATTTTTTAACAATAGATGAGGGATTTGACGTATTGGATAAGGTTAATAAAATGAATTTAGATAAGTTGTTATCTTTTATTACTAAATATTATGATTTTGTTCTTGTTATATCTCATCTTGAAATTATAAAAGATTATGTTAAAGATTTTATAGAATTAGAATTAGATGTCGATGGATATAGTCATATAAATCATCAATAAAATTTTAATTTTTTATATTTATATATTAAAATATGTTGTTTTGTAAATGAAAAACAATATAATTCTATATAAAACAACATCTTAAATTCTTTTATCTTCTTTTATTGTTTTGTAAAATATAAACATTTTTATTATATTTTTAAACAATAAAAATTAATATTTTTTATATTTATATTAAAAATAAATGAAAGTTTTAAAAGTAAAAATAATTTCTAACTCGAATCCTTCTTTTATCCAAAAGAAACAGGAAGAATATTCTTTTGCTTTTAGAAAACTATACAAACATTTTGATTTAACAGATAAAGAATTTTTAAATTACATTCAATTTAAATACAATCTTTCTAAATATGAAATACAAAATTGTTTAGTTTCAGATGTTAAAACTAAAATCTCTCAACTTAAAACTCAAAAAGAAAAATTAGAAGATAAAATTGTTTCTATCCAAGATGACATCGAAGACTTTGAAAATGAAGATAATACAAAGAAAACAAGAAGAATTATTTTTAAACTGAAAAAGAAACTTAGAAAAGCAGACAAATCTCTTTCTAAAGATTTAGTTTTTGGAACTAAAAAACTTTTACAAAAAATATCTTTTCTTTCAAATAATAAAGATGAAAATGAAATTGAAAAATTAAAAAAAGAATATAGAGAAAAACGGTTACTTTCAATTAATTATATTGGCAGTTTAAATGATAGTAATTCAAATAGATATTTTAATTTTGATTTTAAAAATCAAACAATTGTATATAAACCAAACAAAAATACTAAAATTGAATTAAAATATTCAACTTCTAAAAACTATCAAAAACAACTTTTAAGATTAGAAGAAATAAAAGATTCTAATTTACTTCCGATAAGTGTAAGAATATCAAATGATTATATCTGGATTTGTTTTGATGAAGAGAAACTAAATTGTTTTAATTATGATTTTAAATCTTGGAAAAAAGATATTTCTAATTTCGAAGATAGAAAACAAACATCTACAAAATACGCAATTGAACAATCAGAAAGAAAATTAAAAGGTAAAAACAGAAAAAGATATCTTTCAATAGATTTAAATCCATGTTTTATTGGTTGTTGTGTATTAGAAGAAACTGAATATGAAACATTTACAGTTTTAGATAGATTTTGTTATGATTTAAGTATTTTGACAGCAAAATCAAATAAATCTTCTAAACATAAAGACTCTAAGTATTTAAATAACAAAAGGAAACACGAAATAAGTCTTATCTACAAAGATATCTTTAAAAAAGCAAAGCATTTTAACTGTGGTTCTTTTGTAATGGAAGAATTAAAATTCAAAGATAAAAATTTAAAAGATGAAAGAAAAGAATTTAATAGAAAAACAAAAAATATTTGGAATTTAAACTTCCAAACAAATTTAATATCAAAACATTGTAATGAACAAGGAATAATAAAGGTTGAAGTTAAACCATACTATTCAAGTTTCATAGGAAATATTTTATATTCTGATTTTGATCCTATTAATGCAAGTATAGAAATTGGAAGAAGAGGAATGTTTAAATATAATAAAGGATTTAAATTATATCCAGATTTAACAGAAACAATCAAAGACACTATGATATTGCGGTTTACACCGCAAGGAGATGTTCTAAAGATTAAGGACTGTGAAAGTTGGAAGAGTTTGTTTAAATTCTTTAAAGAAACGAAAATTATATATCGTTTTCAACTGAAGGATTGTACTTTTGGTTGTTTTAGCAAGAATCATATAAAAAGCAAAGTATATTTATATACCTTTTAATACTTTTATATTGTTTTTGTATATATAACAAAATAAATTGTTTATATTTTTATATAATTTTTAAAAAGAAATAATGGATATAACTTATAATATAAAATTAAGTGATTTAAATAAGCAATTTGTTCATTATCTTTTTAATAATGACCAATTAGAAAATACAATAAATTATAATGAAAATCTTAATTTTCTTTGGGATGAAATTCCTGTAAAATTAAAGAAAACTCATTTTAAATCTAAAATAGAAGAATTTGAAAAATTAATAAATACATTATCAGTAGAAAAGATAGATAATATTTCTGGATATATTTATAATAAATCTTTTGATGAATTAAATACAATTTTTACATCATTAATAAGAAAAGATAATGTAGATACATTTGATAATTTATTCTTCAAATTTTTAGATGTAATTTATGAAAAAGAATCAATGACATTACAAGTTAAAGATTATATATTAATAAGTGGAACAAATAAAAAGAAAGTTAATAAAGAATTAGAAATATTAAAAACAAAATACTCAATTGTAAAGAATTTACAAATGGGAAATATATTCAAAAGAAAAATAATTTACATACTAAAAAAAACAAATAATGATGAGAAATAAAGAAAGAGTAATGACAGAATTAGATAATCAATTAAGATTAATAAAATCTGTAATTAAAGGATTAAATGGTAAAGATTTAACAGTTCAAGAAGTAATAAAGAGAATAGAACAAATTCAAAATATTAATGAATTTATAATTACTCAAGTTCAAACTGAATAAAATAAATATAATTGAATTTAGTGGAGTTATTAAAGGTGGAAATCAATACTTATGAAATTATTTTAAAAAACGATGAATATCAAGTAGTAATTTTACCAAAACCAGATTTAAATAGCAATTTAATAAAAACAAAAAATGAAACAATCGCACAAATCAATCATACAATACTTTAGTTACTGTGTTAATTTTTGTAGAATAATGCCAAATTTATCTATTGCCGAAAAAAATAACAAAACTCAAAATTTTGTCCTATTTGATGAAGATAAAGAAGTTTTGGAAACTGATGATATTTTTCTTTTATACGAAAAAATAAAAACATATTTTGATGAAAATAAATTTATTAATTTTGAGAATGAGAAGAGAAAAGTCAATGATAAAAGATTGGGTAGAGTTAATTATATGAATTACAAAATTGTTAATGATTATTATTCGATTGTAGAGCATTCATTTATTCTTTCAGAAGATAGAGAAAAAGATTTAGAAATAGAACATTATAGAATTCCTTGCAATATTGGCAAAGCAGAAGAAATTGCTAATCACGTTAAAAATTCTATGGCACAAGGCGATGGTTTAATAGTTGGCTTTAAATCAATAAAATCAAATGGTGATAATAATTATTAATTCATAACAATTTAATAAAAACAAAAATGGAACAGCAAACTCAGAATCCAATTAAAAAAACAATTACTAAAAAGAAATTTAAATTTGAAACTAATCATTTCATATATATTATTCTATTTATTTTAACTCTTAATTTCTTACAGACTTGTTCTATTAATTCTAAGACTAAGTCATTAAAAAAACAAAACATAACTTTAATCGAACAAAATATTGTATTAAATACTAAAGTTGATTCATTATATAATCAATTAGATGATATTAAAATAATGTTAAATATAAATACATTACAAACTCAGCAAACTATTAGTTCATTAGAAGTGGCAATATCAACTGAAAATAATACTAAACTTTTAAATTCAATAAAAGAAAGACAAACACAAATTGATAATTTAAATATGATTTTATTGAATAATAAAGAAAAATAATTTAAAATATAATTTGAAAATAGTTATTCGTTGTAATTTTTATAACTTAATTAAAAATAAATAAATGAAGAAAGAAACTGACATGATAATATATAAAACAACCAATTTAATAAATGGTAGATTTTATGTTGGCTCAGATAAATATAACAATCCAAAATATTTAGGATCTGGTAAACTTTAGTTGATAAAACAAGATTTTTAGAAAATAAATTATCAAATGTATCTATCACAGGAGAAGAATTTTACATGATTACTTTAGAATATAAACCATTTGAAAATAAAGAATGGTTTGCAGATAACCATAATTGGATATTTAGTAAATTCTATAAATTACTTAAAAAAGAAAAATATAAAAAACTAATAGATGAATGCTTTAATGATCATGAAATAGAATATTCTGAAGATTATATATATCAATTTGAATTGGATATAATAAACAACAGAAAAGATATTTTATCATTATTAAAATCCGTTAAGAAAGAATATGAATTAAATATTGAATAAATATTAAAAACTCATATAATTAATTTTATATGAGTTTTATTTTAAATTTTATTTATTCGTAAATATTTTCCAGCTAAATCTGCATCACAAATAAACACTTTTTCAGTAGAAATGAATATAATTATTTCATTGTCTTTATCTACAACATGTCCAATATAAGTTCCTTTTAATTCATCTTTTAATTGTACACTTCCAATATATAATAATTCATTTTGATTATAATTAATGACAGATGTCTCTACTGTTTTTGTTTCTTTTTCAAGTAATAATTCTTTTAATGTTTTATTCATGATTTTATTTATTTAATTAAATATCAAATCTAACAATAAATGTCATATTTGTATTTTCTAATTTTGGTATTGGTTGAGATGTTTTAGCAACTGCTAATAATTGTGCATCTTCATTATATAATCCTATTGTTGTTATATATGGTTGAAAATAAGAACCTGTATAAGGAGCTAAAATATCAACTCCATTTTTAGTGATACTTTCATTCATTGTATGATTTAAATCTGATGCTTCTAACTTGCAAATATATTCATGTTCATAAATTGTTTTTGTACTTTTAAATTTTAATATAAAATCAAGAGATGAAGTTAAATCTTTATAATATGTAGAAGTAAGAATAATAAATCCAGATTCATAAAATACATTACCAACATAATATTTATAATTATTATTAATTTCTAACGTTGATAATTTTAAATATTCTGATGCTGTTAATGAACGATTATAAAATCTAATTTCATCTAAACTTCCAGAAAAATAATTATTTATATATTTTCCAATATAAATATTAGAATTATTATAAATTTCAGATGTTAAATCTGATGTACTTTCTGAATCTTCTTTTACTCCATTTATAATTACATCTAATGTTGTTTCAGTTCTTTGAACAATTACATGATACCAATTATTATCGTTAATAGAAGTTGTAGAAATAGAAATAATATTATTAGTTCCATCACTTTGTTCAATAAATAATTTACCAGAAGAATTAATTCCGATTTGAAATGGATAATAAGAATAATTTGTTTCGATATCTACATTTGCAACATTTGAATAATTATATCTATCATTATTAGTTCTTTGTAATTGCTGAACTGTATTATATCCATTTTTAACAAGAAAATATTTATTTGAATCTAATGTTTTAATAAAAAAACTAATTGCAAATTCATCTTCTCTTTTAAAATTTAATTGTGAATTATGATTAATTTTAATATAACTATTGCCATTAAATATACCATAAAATCCTCGTTCATTTTCATTAAAACTTATATTATATCTATATCCGTTATTATGATATTTAGAATCGTCATTAAGATTTCTATTATAAATATATTCTCCTTTATTTACATAAAAATTAGGATATATAGCATTTATAACTGAATCATTATAATAAAAACAATCATTGAAATTATATTCACCTACTATAAAATCTTGTAATGTATCAAATAAAGTACCACAAAGAGTTTCTTTATCAGTATCAATTAAATTTCCATTTCCATCATCTTTAATAGATAAAATAGAACCAGAAATTGTATCTGTAATATTTAATGTTAATGTATTATTTTTTATTCCTTCTAAATATTTATTTTGAGATACACATAATAATGTAGCATGTTTATTTAATTCTCTTTTTTGATTTAGATTAAATTTTCCAAACTTTTCTAATTGTTTAAATTCATAATCTTTATAAAATAAATGATTTAAAGAATGATGAACCAATTGCTTATAAGTATTTTGTGTTGATTCTAAATTAACATTTAAAGGATCATTAATATCACTTATACTAAATTTTAAATTATCAAAATCTGCTTGATATATTAAAACACTACCAGAATCAATTTGCGAATTTATTGTTATATTCGCAAATGCCTGATATGGTGATACTTTAATTTGATTTGGTTCAATATTTATGAATGTACTCATTATTTTTACCAGTCTAATTTAATCTTTATCAATGCTTCTCTTTGAAATGTTTTTAAATATGGTTGCGATAATTTTGCTACTGCTAATAATTCATTATATTCATTATATAATCCAACTGTTGAAATATAAACTTTAGGGTCATTTACCATGTCAATATTTCTCATATCTCCAATACTACCTGTTGTAAAACTTGGATTATTTGTAAAATTATATTCATTATTAAGAACTCTTACAAAATAAAAAGTAGATGTAACAGATTGATTGTTTCTTGCTTTAAAACTTGCTCCTTCAACTATTTTATTATAAAATGAAATATGATTATTTGCAGATGTATTTACTCCTCTTCCTATTGTAACATTTCCATAAGTCTCAATTAATTGTCCTCCAAATAAAAGAATACCATGATCAGGAAACATTGTTCCTACAATAACACTTGCCGAAGCTACTTTATGAACTCCATTAACAATACTACCAGAAACAATATTATAAGAACTACCACCTTCTGAAATAGTTGTAGTAGTTGTTTCTGAACTATCATCTATAAAACTACCAGAACCAACTATTAATTCCCAATTACCCGGATCTAATTTTTCTTTTATTCTTGCTCGATAAAAATTTATTACTAAAAAATCATCAATACTATTTCCATTAATTGTAAATTTGGTAGCATCATTTGAAATTAATATATTTCTATATTGACTATAAATTGCTTTTGATGGTGTTAAGGATGTATCATTTCCATCTACATTAACAACTGCTGCTCCTTTTCCATCATAATTACCATAAGCAATACTAAATTGTTGTTCAGCAGTATCATCTGTATTTGGGTCTGCATCATATACATCTAAATAATATGTTTTTGCTGGCTGAGATGATTGAGTTGCAAAAGTTGTTAATGTTCCTTGCCCATTTGACCAAACAGCCTCAGTTACAATTTGCTTAATATCAGAAATAATATCGGAATTAGTATTAAAAGACGAAAATGTTTTTCCTGATATTGTATTTACTGCTGTTGTGGTTGATGTACTAACAGCAGTATATGTTGTATTTGTTGCCATAATTTTTTATAATGAAGTCTGATTATTATTTGTAGTTGAAATTACACTTGTTTGTTTTTTAATTAAAATAGTTAAGAATGATCTACCGCCAGTTTCATTTCCAATTATTGTAAGAGTTGCTACTTGATCACTTACATATTGTGGTTTAGCAATAATATCAAATCTTCTTCCAATTGCAGAAATACTTTGAGAAGATGAAACTAAATTCTGAGTATTTGTTGTTGGATTATTATTCACATTAACTTCATAACCAGGTGTAGGTCTTAATATACAAACATCTGAATTAGATAAAATTGCAGTATATCCATAAGTAGCATTTCCATTTTCATAATTAATTGTTGTTGGTACAACTGTATATGATTGTCCTCCATTTTGAAGAGTAACACTCGTTTGTCCAATATCAATTTTTGGAATTCTAACTGTATTCTTATTTAATGTAATAAGTTTATATTTCATTATTTGTGTTTCATCTGATAGTGCCTCTAATATTGGCATGTTTTCTATCATTTCTCCATAATAATTGGTTCCTAAATTATGATTAGGATTCCATAGTCTATAGTCAATTTCATCATCCGCTAATGCAAATTGAGTTATTTTAAAATTACTTGCTCCTTGAGATAAAAGCTGCTTTCCTTTGCGGGTCAAGATTGCATCCAGCTCGATTACTGAATTATTAAGGTATGACATATATTTGATTTTTAATTAGTTAATATTAATTTTTTGTTTTTATTAAACATTTCTTTTATTTGCTCTACAAATTCTTCCCCAAACACAGATTCTAAATCATCCTCTTTAAGAATAATGAATTTACAATTTAAAACTTCAATTATTTTATTCATTCTAATAGTATCTCTATGTTCTAATTTTTTATGTCTATTTTCATAAAATTCAAAAACGACATTTTTCTCTTCATCATATCCATCTACATAATATCTGGTTGTAAAAACATGATATTCTCCATCTGGATGATTTTCTGCATGTCTAAAATTATATCCAAATAATTCTCCATATTTTTCTATATATTTTATAGCTTTTTTATTATAATTTGGTTTGAATTTATAAAGAATTCCTTTTTCTAATTGGTCTTTTATATTTGCTGTGCTTATTCTATCTTTCCATTGTTGCGAATGTTTTTGTCCTCTATTTCCTTTTCCATGTGTATTGCCTTTATGAGCAATACCTATTTTCTTTCTTCTAATAGTTTCGTTTGT